CTGCTGTTGAAACTGTATCATATCCTGCTTCTGCGTTTAAGTCTAAGTTACTAGCATATGTAGATTGTGTTTGAATGTTAGTAGCAACATAATCCTCTTTCATTAAGAAAGCAGGTTGACCTGTTGAATAATCGTGGTAATCTTCTAACACAATTGAACCAGCACCTGTTAACACTTCTTGTCCATATTCTAATGTAATTCTATATTGTAAAGTATCTAATGAATACTTATCTTCAGCCTGGTCAATAACTTGTTGGCCAGTATCTAATTTCTCGTTTGCATATTCCCAACGAGTTACTTTTAATTTATATACAGGTAAGTTGCCTAATTGATAAAACGGTTCTTGGTCTTCTACAAAAAGAATTTCAAAAAATGATTTCATTAAAGGCACATATAAAATGTCACCTTCATTTGGTCTACCAGTTGCAATCAAATTAGCTTTACTTGCAACATGCTCCTCAAATCTTCTCTTAGAAACTATTAATGTTGTGTCATCTCTAATTTCTAAACCAAACTTATTGATAATTTCATTTTCACCTGCAAAGCCTTCGTTAGTTTCAAAATACATTTCAAGTAAATAAGAATCATCAAATCTACTAGATGTATCTTCACCTAATACCAAATCTCTATTTACAAGTGTACGAGGAAGATAATAGATATCCTGACCGAATATCTTTAAACTTTCTATGATTATATCTTCGTGTAACCTTTTCTCGGCGTCATTACCAATGCCTCGGCCGCCTTGAAAATAGTGATTAACTGCCATTGCATTTTATCCTATTAGCATTGCTGGATTTAATTCAAATGTGCTTCTAATTTCTGTTTCTAATTTTTCCACATCTTGTATTGCTTCAGAATATAGTTGTTGACCATTTAAAGTTACTCCACCAATCATTGCTACTCCATTGAATTTTGATAAGTTAGCACCCCATTGTTTCTTAAACAAAGCAGTTACATATCTTTTTAAGAAAATATCGTTATACACATCCGTAAATTGTTCAGGATCCAATTTTCTATAACACTCAATAACTAGATACTCGCCAACTTGTAAGTCGTTGTTCCAATCCATATCAATGTGTAGTCTGTTATCGTGTTGATTAAATCTTAATGGTTTTTCACCAACTAGAATATGGTCTAAGAAATCTAAATGTCTTAATACAATGTCATAGTTGATTACACTTGTAGATGAAAAGTCATATAGGTCATTTAATCTTAATTGATATCTAACATCAAATAAGTTTAGATTACCTTTATCTGAGAATGGAAAAATGTTAACAACTGATACTACAGATTCAGGAACAACAATAAAATTGTTTTGTTCTGCCCAAGTTGTAGTAACTGAATTCTTAGTAACAGATTCAGATGAATTACCAGTAATTCTTGCTTTATCAGCACTTGTGTACTGATATTTTAAGTACGCTCTTTTAATACCATCATAATGATATTGTGCGAAATATTGTAAGGCCTCATCCAGTCTATCCTCTAGCTGGTCATCATCAACATTGATTTCAATGACAGGCTTACCTAATGCTCTTAAAGCATACTGTTTTAATGTTTCTCTTGTTGCTGGAGTTGCCATATATAATACCCTTTTCTGGTATATTTATAAGAAAAGGAAACATTAATCCTAGTATGCTTTAAGATAATTTAATTAAAATTTATACTTAATAGACGCTAATACCTGTTGCGTATCTGTATAATCCTGATTTGTATAGACTGATTTACCGCCTTTTTCGTGGTAATATACACCCATTTCTATACCATCTCTTTTATCAGGACGCTTAGTTGCGTCTTTATCTGTGTACAAATTATACACCACACCGTAATAATTACCTGTGTAACCTAGGTCATCATTCTCAGTTCTGTGTGCTGTAACATATGTTGAGTCTGTAACACTGTATAAAACACCATAGTCGTATCTGTCTTTAGATGATTGAACGCCTGTGTCTTTATCGTCCCATTTTTCAACACCCCACATCATTGGAATATCCCAACGATATAAAGAACCACCAATTGACCAACCTTCTTGTTTTGTGTCTTTAGTGTAATTAGCACCTGTAGCTTTTGAGTCAATTGCCATATATGAAACTTCAGCATAACCCATTAAACTAACTGTTGCGTTATAGTACAAAGTATCACCTTTGTTGTCCCAACCAATACTGGCACCGTAAGGAGTATCTCTATCTAGTCTGTATGAATCCATATCAAACTGATTGTCAAAGTCAAAACCACCAAAAGATAGTACAGTTTTTTCATTGTGTTCTATTCTATTGTTAGGTTGTGTAATGATAATTGGAGCACTGATTTTAGGTGTTTTTGCAAAACCATATCTTTGTGCGTCTGTTTCACCCATATACAATCTCCATTTGTCACCACCAAAAGCAAGTTGTTTTTCAACAAGTGTATTGTTTTGTGTTGTGTCTAATGCGTAATGTGTATCATATACAGCTGAACCGCCAACATAGTTAATATATGGTGTGTTTACATTTTGTTCTACGCCAACTTGTAATTCTGCTCTACTATCATAACCACTATCGTAAGTTTTGTCATCATAGTAAGCTTCAATCTCACCATTTATAAACAATGATTTAGGTAAATCTAATTTGTTACTCTCTAATTCAGCAACTCGCTTTTCTAGGTCTGTTATCTTGTTTTCATCAGCGTAAGCCAAAGAGGACATTAACAGAAATAGAGTTATTATTATTTTTTTCATTCTATTCTCCGTTCGTTCTATTTATATTTTAGGAAAAAGGTTGTCCTTACAGAACAAACTAATGTCTTCTTCCGGTAAACCTAGTGATTGCATAACCCTAGGTGTGTGAGGGTTTTGTTGTTGATGTTCACAGTAATAGTTTTGTGCCTTTATAACATCCTCTTTCGCAGCCTCACCTGCGTGATTTCTTATCTTATCAATATAGTTTGCCAGATTGTCTGTTGCCATAATACATATCTGATTTAATTCTTTTTCTTCAGTAACATTTCCGGCTGCTATCATTCCACCACTGAAAATAGCTTTAGCCCAATCTGGCAATTCTCTCTCTTTACTCGGTTTAAACCATTTAGTTTCATTTAGAAACCAATTAGTCAAAGGGTGGTCTTTTTGTAATAGTGGACTAAAATCGTGGAATGCACCAGTAACTTTATTTTTTCCTGCAATCACATCAAAACCGTAAATCGGTCCTCCATTTGTCAACTCTGGAAATAAACATACATGCATCATCCAAAGTCCTTTACTTTCTCTTACATCAACAACATCTACATGAGCTCTTCGTATATACTCATTCTTCCAAGTTCTATTGACCCAACCAAACTCTTCATTGTTAAATCTACTCATACCTGGCTCATTATATTCTGAACAGGTTAAATCTAAAATTTCTATAATATCATCTTTACACTGAATTAATCTATCCCAAATCATTTATTTCTTTCATCTCCTTAAAGAGTCTTGTTGCAAAATCAAAACATAATTGTGCTTCAGGTAAAACACTGTGTTCATATATGTTCAAATATCTGTTTATATTTTCTTTAATAATTCTACCAAACTCAATAACTTCTTTATCTCTAAATGTATAGTATCTATTAGCACCTGGAGTTTTCTTTTTAATCATTTGACCACCTCTTAAATCACCCATATGCCTTACATAGATATGTGCATAAAGTAGGTGTGCGTCATCTTGTATCGCTTCTATGTGCGTTACATATTCTCTTGTACTTTGTGTTATAATAGGAGTTTTTTCTGTGTTGTGCCAAAGTTTAGAATAATCGTAATGTATTTTCTCAGCTCTTTCTAAACCAGGTGTTTGTCTAAACAATCCATTATGATGACCATACTTTTCTAATACAGAATAACATTGAAGTTGATTGTATAAGTAGGTAGCATATAGTCTTTCATCAATTTCACCAGACATAAGAATTCTTACAAACTCTTGCCTCTCAGCATTTTTATGATGTTCCATTGTCAATTCTTTTATATCAAGCATATAACATTACTCCAGCTGTAGCTATCACACCAATTGCCCATATGCCTAATATTTTGACATAATATGATAGTTTTGTTCCAAAATACATTTTACCGATTGCTACGCACTTATGCATTGGTGATAACATATAACCTGCAAAGTCAACAGCAAAAAACCATGGTAAATATTCTATTCCATATATAGAAGATAAGATAACTGTAAATGCACCAAATCTGGAACTAGAGCCTAAAAACCAAGAAGCTGTAAATGCAATTAATGATAGACCAATGAAACCTGTTGGTTCAGTAATAATTAATCCTGTATTACCTAAAAACTCTTTTATTTCATTTGTATGTGCATTTGCATAATTGGCGACTGCAATAATAGCAGCAACCCAACCTACAAGTTTCCAATCTACATATCCAATTAATTTCTTAAAATCAAATGTCCTTGTAACAACCATATAATATAATACTAGAGAGCCAAATGCCCATAAGAAATCAATACCTGCAATAATAGCTAAAACACCTACTATATAAGGTAAAACATATCTCGTAATTCTACTAACTTTAATTTTTGTTGTGCAATCACCTAATTGTATATCTTTTTCATCTACCATATAGATTATATAAAATAAAATCCAAGCAATAGAAATTGCTAATAGCGGCCACATAATTGACATAAAAGCTGTGTATGATAAACCAAAAGCAGCCATTGGTAATATAACTGTTTTTTCTAATGGTGACCAAAAGTAATAATGATGTGTTGCAAGATAATCAATAGGTCCAAACTTTTCTCTACCTGGACTTCCTTTAGGTGGTGCTAAAGTATCTAACATACCTGCACTAACTGTAACTCTACCTTTAATGGGTAATAATCCAGTCAAAGCAGAAACTATTGTAACTACAGCCTTTTTACTTTTTAAACTTTGTTCAAAGAAACAAAACAAATCTTTAAATAATTGATGTTCTTTAATCATACCTGCAATCATCATTACAAAGATAATTAGAAAAAGATACACCTGTCCGTTTAAAATAAAATCTATCATATTAAAAATAGTTAAAGTTTATATTAACTCTCCTAGGTTGATTGGTAGTATTAGTGCTACAATGTGGTTTAGAAGCGTCAAATAAAACTATTCTATTTGCGACACTTTGAATTTTTGTACCATCTTCTAATTTAGTATAACCGTCACAAGTGTTTATACTAAAAACAGCACCGTTGTTTTGGTAATCGTAATCTGTATGAAAATCGTGTTCAACTAACTTATCTTCTCTTGTATAACTGTTTATTTTAACTCGTATTAAAGTTTTCATTTTTATTTTATTAAAAATAAGAGGAAGAATATTATCAAAATGTGGTGAAGAAGGCACATTATTATCATACAACATATGAAGATGATATGAAAAATTATTTGTTTTGTCTTTTTCTAATCCTGATTCTCTATAAGAATCCATATAAAACCAAGGAAAAGGCTCGTTCATAATCAAGTTATGAACAAAAATAAAATCTTCTGGTTCTAAAAAATCATCAATTACTTTATGCATACTATAATCCTAAATTAAAAGAAATAGCAATTTTCTCACCTTTTGGTTGTAATGTATTTCCGTGTAAAGTATCACCTCTAAACATTAATAAGTTGCCTGCCTTACAATCTAAATTTACATCTTTTTGATTGTATAAATTTGGTGTTTTAACTTCTATATGATTAGGATAAAAATATGAGGGGTCATAAAAAGTTATAGTTGATTTCTCTGGTGCTTTTATATAAAATACACCTGACACTAAACAAAATCCGTGATGATGAGGGAATAAGAAATCATTTTCATCACTAATATTAAACCACATCTCATTATATTTACACTTGTTAATATACGAATCACTATATTGTAAGTGAGTTAAGAAGTTTACAGCTTTTTGATAGATGAAATCAGATATAGGTTTTATAGCTTCTTTCTCAAATAGATTAGTGTCTAAATGAAATGTTGAATCTACATTTTGGGTAGGTGTTCTTTTATGACCTGTTTTTTCTAATTCTTCTTTTAAATAACCTTCTAAAAAATCTAATTGGTCTGTAAAGACATTTTCCATTAGAATTAAGGGTGTAGGAAATAAGTTTAATAATTTTTCTTTATGCATAATAAATCTCTCAATCTAAAAATAATTAATATTAATATTCATTCTTGTTTTGGTGTCTGAACAAGATGTACTACAATGATGTTCAGACGGATCAAAAAATACTATTCTATTTGCCACACTAGGTATTTTTTCTTCACCTATCTTTGTATAACCATCACAAGTATTTAGGCTGTATAAGGCACCCTTGTGTGTAAAGGGATAGTCTGTATGACTAGCATGTTCTTTTACACCTAGTCCTTGGTTTAAATAAAGATTTGCTTTTGCTCTCATTAAAGCTTTAGGGTCTATCTTTTTTAATAATGGAAATATTAATTCAAAAAAACTGCTTTGATATAAAGAAGTTTGATTATAAAACACATGACAAAGATAAAAGAAAATATCTTTATCTTCTTGTTCTAAGGTTATTTTGTCTGTAAGGTGCCAATCAAAACCTGTATCAGTTATGACCTCATAAATTTTTTTATAATCGTCTTCAGGAAGAAAATCATCTATTATAGTATAGTTTTTATTTGTCATAGTTATCAGGACTTCTCACATACAATCTTTTGCCGTATGAGTCTTGTTTATAACTTAATGTTTTAAATTTAACTTCTTGGTATACTTCATCAGGAAGTAACCATCTAGGCATCTTTGGTCCTTTTACATCCATCAACCAATCAAAAACACTTCTTCTATTAGAAAAGTAAAAATAATATTCATACTTAAAAGGAGATTTTGTAATATGACAATATCTTTTACCACCATCTCTTTTAAACTCGTTAGTAATTTCCCATTGAGCATTACCATCCAATCTAATTACATGAGGTATACCGTTACTTTCTCTAAATCTATCTGCCATATTAAATAATTAGGTGATTACTATTTTCAGGATCACCCATTTCTCCTCTTACAAATGTATTAAACGATACTGTAATTCTTTCTTTCGTGCCTTCATTCTTATCAACATCATGTACCATTGATGACGGAAATATAACCAATCGGCCAGGTTCATTTAACACACCTACTTTTGTAGCCGTATAAACATTACTACCTTTATCGCCATCATAAAAAGCAAAATTACCAAATGATGTTCTATCATCATATCTGTAAAAATATGTAGGGCATGTATCACCTTCTACATAATAGATACAACTAAAAATACTATTAGGGTGCATATGTGTATGATGATATGAATGTGGTGGATTTTTATTCATCCAAGATTGTGTTATGTAAAAACTTGTTTTATCACTAGCACCTAATGATTTAGCAAATGCTGTGACATTAAGTAAACACCAATGTTTAAAGTCTTTCATAGACTCATCATCCATTATATCTTTTCTTGTAGTTAAGTAATTACCACCTTTATTTTTAATTGTTTGTAATTTGCTTAAATAATCTAATTGTTCTTTTGTTAGACTGTACAAGTTATCAGATTTATAAACAGGAGTTGCAAAAACAGCTTGTATCATTTAAAAAACCTCTTATATAATTTCTGCACCAATTGTCTTGTTGTTGAAAAAGAAAATGTTTTTGTATATTTTAAAATATTAACCCACTGTAAATCTTTTTCGTTAGCTGTTCTAACTTCTAGGTTAAACATTTCCTCAGACAAAGGAATAATGTGCATTAAAGGTGTGCCTGCTTTAATCAATCTTTCACCATTCTCAACATTCCAATTCATTTGTATATTTATCTCACTTGAATGACTAGGGTCTAATATGCCAGTTGTTGATTCATAATCAAAATTATCAGGATAACTTATAGGTAAACACAAAAGTTTTAAACCATCAGGAACAATTACATTCCAAGGTGTATTAATTTTTACTATATTATCTATTGTACCTTTTCTTTTAGGTATAAAATTTGTTATTCTATCATTATGCGTATCTATAAACTTCATATCACTTAAAGAACTAAAGGCCTTATCTGCCACCGTCCAAGAAAATCCTGGTTTATCTTTTTCAGTTTTTATATTAATATCATACCACATAGGCACAATATAACCTGTTTTAAATAAGTCAAATATACCAGGACAATATGCTAAATGAGTAAAACGACCAGTATCATTATTAGTAACTTTACCTTTTTTATCAACTAAATCTTTTATGGCTGATTTTGTCCATTCAGGTTTATAGTTTTTTGCTTCAACAATAGGAAATGCTTCTGCAACTCCTGGTACTGTACTAAAAAATTGTATAGTCTTCATATTCTATTCAAAACACCTTTATCAATTACAAAAATTCCTAACCCATTCCAATAATCAGTAGGGTCTTCACCCTTTGTAAATATTTCTTCTTTAAATAATACTTTATAACCTAAATCTTCTATTGACTTTTCTGTACCTTGTCTTACTTGTAACCAATTCCAATCATCAATAATTAAACAGAAAGTATTATCTATTTTACTATTATATTTAGTTAAGAAGGAATAATGAGCTTCCTCGGTATGTTCGCCATCATAGAGTACAACATTTGCTTTAACAGGCATTTTACTCAAAGAATCTTCCGTGTCTAAGATAGTAATAGATTTACCACTAACATATGGTCTAATATTTTTTAAGAATACTTGTTTAGTATCTTCTTTTTCAGCGTGTATATCAATATCTCTCATTGGCACATTATGTGTATCTGACCAATTATCTACAGCACTTGCAACTAAATCATTGCCCTCTAAAGCAGAGGTAAACATAGCCCCTTGATAAACACCTACTTCCAAATATTTACAATCAGGTAACTCGCATATATTATTAATGAAGTGTTTTACTTTGTGTGATGTAAGACCAGGTATATCAAGTGTTGCCTTACTCAATTTAGATTCTTCTTTTTTAGACTTGATTAATGCATTTTTAACAGTATCAATTAGATTTACACTGTTATTCTTTTCTACAATCTTATCACATATGTTACAATCCCAACAATCAAATTTACAGTTTCTTATGGTTGTTTTCCATACATCAATTCTTTTTTGTGCAAATTTATTATCTCGTATAAAGTTTTCATAATCAGTGTATAATATCTCATCACCTCTATCAAACTTTTCTATGATTTTCATAGTTTCAAATAAACGAGAAACACTTTCTCTACCATGCATTTTTACCACATCAATATAACCTAACAATCTATCCCATTCATCTCGGAATGGAGGAAAGTTTGCGATACGCCAATGATATGCTGGGTCTTGTTCTTCCCATTTAGGGCAAGAAAAATAACTTATGTTAGTTTGAAAGTAAGTAGGTTGATTGCCTTTACTTCTTGTATTGTTATATAAAAAGTGTTCGTCTTGTACAGGACAGTTTCCAAAACAGCCTTCATTTGCTAATAAACTAAACTTAACATCTACACCTAGTTTATCTTTACAATACTTTTTGGCGTCTTGCATACGCTTTAAAGTATCTTCATCTCTCATCAAATCTCTATCAAAGTTTATGTAATGAAAACCTGCTTCTACACATTTAATAACTTCATTAGCTCTTTGCGTATTTCTTAATATGGTATTTTTCACCACCACATCTGGATATGCCTTTTGAAAACGGCCTGTTAACATCCATAGTGTGTGTGGAATAGTAACTATCTTAACGCCAGCGTCATATAGTTTTTTAAAATGTTTTATAAATGTGTCTAAATTTTCATCTGTGGGCGGTACTTCAATATTATTGAAAGTAGCAGATAAAGGAATGCCTGTTGCCTTTGATATAATCAAGGCATTTTCACTTATTAAATCAAACTGATTTTCATTGAATACATCTCCCATTGCGTCTTGTGTGAATGGAGGTATTCTACTAGTAAAATAAACATCATAAATTAGATGTTTATATTTTTTAAGAAAATTTAAAAAATAGTCAAATTGATCCGGCGATAATTTGGGGTTTAAAGGTACACTAAACATAATATAAAACCAAGTTGTAAGTTTCTAAAAAGAAACTAACTAAAATATAATTTTTGTAGCTGGAGCGCCTAATGTAGCGTCTTCTTCTAATTGAATTGTACTTGCTGTAATACCCAATTTTCTATGTCTCCAAGCGTGGCAATCTGCAATAGTTACTAATGCGTCAACTTCATCTTCCAAAACTTTTTGTTCAGCTAATTTACTTGCAACAGCAGAATTATAAGCAGCAACCTTAGTATTAATTTTTGATACTAAATCTGATACTGTAATACCTCTAGCAGTTGCTAAAGTTGATAACATTGGTATACTTGCTGTGTTGTCAGCAGTCCAAGCCTCAGCTTCTTTTTTCTGTTGTTCAAAAGATTGTTGTTCTAATTTACCATATCTTGCACTTACGATATCTTTTGATTTATCGTTAAATCTATCTCTAATGTATTTTTTAAATACTAATTTGTTAAATGCTACACCTTTTGCAATGTCATCAGCTGTCATATCATATTTTATACTTGTAGCTTCTGAAGACATTTCTAATTCTGGAAAGTCTGATTCAATAGCGTTACCTGATTTAATTTTGATGTAACCTCTATAAGAATCTGCAAAAATAGAAGACTTAGCTTCTTCTGGTGTTAAAATTTCTGCGCCTATAGAATCCAAGTCTAATCTCATATCCTGGTATTCATCAGCGATAGAAAATACGCCATACGCACCATAACCCGTATATGACTCAAGCCAACCTTTGCCTGAAGCGTCTTGTTGTTTTACTAATACATGTATTTTAGCCATTTGAATTATCCTTTAAGTCTTTATACTTATTATTTATAAGAGCATTATTCTTATCTATATCATTTTCTAACATATTTTCTGACAAAAACTCGTTACTAATACCCATATGTTGCATTGCTTTTTTGTTTTCTGGTGGTATATAACCTAATTTTAAGTCATTTATAGACTTTTCAGTTAATAACCCCATACCTGTGCCTACTCTTACTGTATAATCACTAGCCAACTGTAAACACTCACCAATTTCTTTAGGATCCATCATTGCGATAGCGTCCATATTACCAGTACCAATTTTGCCGTAGGCCAACATTTCCATACTTGCCTGTTTAGCTAATCTAGTAATCCAATGTTGTCTTTCTAATTCTTCTTCTAACTCTTCATTACCAAAAATATCCATCAATTTTGTGCCGTCTGGTAAAGTACCTTGAGGACCCTCACATAACTCTCTAATCAATTCTAATATTCTATCTTTTTCTTTTAATGCACCAACAAGAGCGTCTTCGTGTCTTTTCTTGTCTTTTACAATCTGCAATAAATCAATTTGAATATATTGTTTTTCAATTTTGTTAGTGGAATTGGCAAGTTTTTCTTTCTCAACCATTTCCTCTAAAGTTTTTCTTTCAATTTCCCATTGAATATGTAAATAAGAATCTTGTCTTACTCTTAATTCTAAAAACAATTGTTTTAAATGGTGAAAGGGTGTGAGTTGAGATTGACCAACAAAGTGTTTTAATTTAAATTTACGAACTGAACTATCAACATTATTGTTAGCAAATTCAACCAATTCGGTGTCTGTCATTTTTTCTAAAAGAACACCATCATTATTTTTCATTTCATTTTCCATATTAATTCCTAATCTAATTATTACTAAACCTAATGATATTTATATCAATTTTTTTAGGTTCTCCAACCACAGTGACCTGAAGATTGTCCAGCATTTGCTGTCGGTTGTAAACCACTGACATCTGTTCTTGTATCTGTGTGATAATATTGTAGCCAACTTCCGTTATTTTGACCACCACCATCATAATTACCAATCATATATTGCCAATCTTGTCCCATTGTAAAGTTTTCTTCTCCACAGTTTGCACGATATTTTGAAAAAGTACCTGTGTTAGTATCAGTTACTAAATTCCATCTTCTTAAATTGTACCCACCATTGTAAGAACCTTCGTTACCACAATAACCTAATCTTATTTTTGAAGATATACCTTTTTGTTGTCCGTGAGCAGACCAATGCGTAGTACCAGAAACAGAAAATGTTGAGTGATTAACTTTATATCCACTAGAATCGCCCCAATGATATCCTTGGTCTTTATCAGAAAAGGCTGAGTTAGTAGCTGCGCCACCTCTCATGTCACTACCAGTTTGTTGTTGTCTAGATTCTGTACATAAATTAAATACTTCCATACCTGTTCTATCACCACCACCGTGAAATGATAAAAAGGTTTCTTTGAATGATGTACCCGAGTCGTTTCTATCAGAATATGTATCAAACACACTATTGTGTGCTTTAGCTGTTTCTGTGTACATATGAAACGCTGATGTTCTTGCACTAGGTGTAAAGTGTGAATTATCTGATGGTGTTGACCATAAGAAGAAAGTTGTATCACTACAAGCACCTGAAATATAAGAACCTGGATGGTCCATTTGAATACCTAAATTTGTAGTTTGGTGTGTAGCTGAGTTTGTTCTATGCACTTGTCTCCAAGGTGAACCGTCTTTATAACCACCACCTGTGTAAGCAACATTAATTACTTGTCTAAATTTCCATTGAGCAGCTCGTGATGTTGAGTCTCTAAAACCTTGGTTATTTGCACCACCATATCCGTCTGAACCTGCATTACCTCTTTGCAATTGCGTAGAGATTTGATTACCTGTAAAAAAAGGAGTATAATAAGGATATTTACTTTGATTGAAATGGCCAGAATCGTAAGTTCTTAAATAGTTAACGCCAGCACCAAAAGCTTCACTGACAGCACCGCCGCCAAATGTTTCGGCATTACCACTAACTGTGTTAGGAAAAACTTGATGGTTAGCTGTACCTCCGCCGCCGCCTGAAGCTAAATCTCTATAAGTAGAATTAAAAATGCCATTAGTCACCTGATTCATAGTACGAATACCATAATTTCTTGCATACGCATTATCGTATGTATTCGCTCTTTTACTACCAGGATCTCCTGCTGAGTGTATGGACTCCACAGTTCCTATTTCAGAATTGTTTTGTCGTCTTCCGAGCCTTCTACCGATTATTGGTCCAGACATTTATTTACCTCTTATTAAGCTATTGTTTCGTAAGAAATCACATAGTCTAAACGAGAGTTCGTAGCTGCACCGCCTCTTACAGAATCACCTTCTTCAAGGTAGAAACTAGAGTTTTTATCAGTTACGATAACAACTGTATTTGCTGGACAGTTAACATCATAAGCTACAAATCTATCGGTTGTACCATTATAGAAAGATATTCTGAAAGTTGTATCTGTTCCTGCTTTGTTAGTGATTGTAACACTGTTAATTTTATATACAATACTTGAAGCAGCAGCGTTTGATACAAGAGCAGTAGTGTATGTTGTGTTCAACTCACCACTATCAGTTTTACCTCTAATCGTTGTGACACTTACTATATTTGGATTTGCCATTTTTTATTCCTTTTTACTTTTCTACTATTATTTATCCAAAAACGATTGACATAGCAATCGCTTTACCAGTTGAGAACGAATTAACATCAACATAAGTCTTAACTGCTTGTTCGGTTGGGACGGCCGTATCAGAATTACCTGATAGTGTACCATCTGTACTAAATTCATTAATCGTTGCACCAATAGCAGCACCAATAGAACCAAGTTGTAACTCAGTCAAACCTGAAAGGTCAAATGCGTCTGCGTTTAGTGTAGCAGTTCCAGTTGCCTGGTCAATTTTAAACTGCGAACCTACTCTAAAGTTACCAAGTTGGTCAGTTGAAGTGTAGTACACACGACCACCAAGCAATTCAGTAGTTTCTCTGGATTGGTCATACGGTTGTGTATTTCCTACTGCGTCTGGATAGTTGGTGTCAACAAATGAACCAGTACCAATTGATAAGAAATCGTGTCCCGTTAGACGGACATTTGAGAAGTTTTTAGTAATATCAACTTCCGTATTTTCTGGAGCAAAAGCCGTTCTCTCAGGAGTGATAGCTAATAGAGCTTGTTTATTTACTGTGTCTGTATTTGTGACGGCAGTTACACGATAATATTGTGAGTCACCAGCAAACTGTAAGTTAGAACCAATTTTAATTGATGTTGCACTTGCTAATAGTGAACTTGTACTATCTACTTCAAATAAGAAACCTGTTTGACCAGTTGTTGGTGTTTTAGGTGTGATTGTACCGCCTGAAGTGTAAGCTGTAAATGCACTTCCGTCAACATCTGTTGTAACTGCTGGGTCTGTACTTGATGATAAAGTAAATGTGTTAGCTGTAGCACCTTGTACATAGTAAGTATTTGTATTTAACTCAGTCATACCTACAACACCAGAGATAACAATTTTGTTACCGTTATTTAAACCGTGTCCTGTTGCTGTAATTACAACTGGATTGGCCTGTGTTGCACCTGTAATAGCTACTGTAGTTGCGTCAATTAAATCAGCTGTTGCCGTAGATACTTTAAAGTCGTATGAAGCGCCACCAGTGACATTGACTGTTTCTCCTGGTGAGAAATATCTTCCGTTACCACCTTCAATTTTTAATTTTCTAGTTGCTTGTACAACACCAATTACTGTTGCTGTTGCACCTGAAACAGCACCTGTAGCAGTATCTCCCTCAGTAACCGTAGCACTTGCAATGTTACCTTGCAAGTTTTGGAATCTAATTTGGCCACCTCTTAATTGTACTTCATCAGGAGCTTCATTAGCACTTACACCTGTTGCATAAGCACCGTATTCTCCGTATGCGTTTGAACAGTTAAGAGCACGAATTACACCACCTGATTCTGCATTAAAACCTTTTTCACAATAGTATGTAAAGACTGATACTAACTCTGCTCTACCACCGTTGATAACTGAAACACCTTTACCGTCTGTATTGATTTGAGTAAAGTCATTGGCAACCATTGACTTATTACCTGCTGTGTGAGCTTTACCATCAATTAACATACCAGTTGAACCTGTGTTAACAGATGTACAGTTATGGATATAAGGCGAAGCAGTTGTGATTGCACCACTAGGGTCAAGCGCTACAACTACAGCACCTGTTGTCATTCCTTGGAATGTCATAAACGACACATAGTTAGCATTGTTAACTAAGAACATTGTAGCTGCATTGTTATTATGCAATGTAGCAACTTCAAAAGTTAAATTAGCTGCACCACCAGAACCTAATAAGTTATCCGCTACTTCTAGTGTATCGCCAACTGCAAAGTAACAACCGCCATGAGTAGGTGTAACTGTAATCGCTGATGAACCATCAATAACTACTGTAACTCTTAAACCTACACCACTACCGCTTGTAGCTGTTGCTAAAACATTTGAATATGTACCTGGTGTTCTTAAAGCGTCATTAGCTCCAACATTAGTAACTGTAGAAACTGAAGTAGCAGAACCACTTGTTGGTTCTATTTTTGTAGCTCTTAAAGAATCACCTAAAACTGTAACTTGTGGTGGAATTCTAATAGGGAAAACTTCTTCATAAGTACCTGATTGAATACGAATAGTGTCACCACCAGTAATCGTTTCAACTGTAAAGGTAACATTAGAAGCACCACCTATACTTGCACCTGCAATCGTAGCAGTATTTCCTTCAGACCATCCTGTACCGTTATTAATAATTGTAACTGAAGCAACAGATGAACCGTCTGTTACAACATCAGCAGTTGCACCTGAAGATGAACCACCTGTAATAGATACATTTCTATATGTACCTGGTGTTCCGCCTGTACCACCAGCTAAACCTGATATTTGAGAAATACCGTTTTGTTGTGCTAGTTGACAAGCTTTCTTAATTGTTTTTAAAGGTAAAGTTTCTGTTCCTGGATTTGTATCTAATCCTTCTGGAGAAACATATAAACTATTACCTGAATCTTCGTTAAAATATTCTAGTCCGTTTCCAGCAGCGTTAACTCTTAATCTATCGCCACCTCTACCAATTGGTAATCTTACTGGACCAGCAGCACCTTGTTGAACAATGTCACCTTGTGTAGTGAATACACCTGATGGTGCACCTTTAACATAAAGAGCCCATTGTGTATTGTCTGTACCGTCAGCAGGAGCTTGACCTGCTGTAGTATCTATTTTTGCTCTGTAAGTAGAGTTTGAAAAAATTACTGTTTCACCGATTTTGTAAGCAGTGCCGGCACTATATGTACCTTTGTGTGAAACACCTTCTACTAATAAATCTGCTTTTGCTGTATCAGTTGGTAATGTACCTGCTACTGAACTTACTTTATAAACATATGTATTACCACCGTATTGGACAACTTCACCAGTTTTGTAAGCAGTGCCGGATGCCCATACACCTAGGTTACTGTAACCTGTAGTAATTACTTCCCAATCAGCACCTGAATCTATAGGCGTTTGACCAATGTTATTTCTTTCTGCAACATACTGATAACCACCGTAAGTTACAATATCACCTTGTTGGTATTGAGTACCAACTGCCCATGAGTCTTCAAATTCAAGGCCTGGTAAAAATACTGAAAATTTTGTTGTATCTAAAACTGCTGAAGTAGATAAGTGAGCCGTTGTACATACCCATAATGTTGGTCCGTACTTAACGATATCATCTACTTTATAATAAGTTGCGTCTGCGTGGTCAGCTTTGTATTCTACACCACCAACCATTTTTTGCCATTTTGTAGGGTTGGCTGATAAATCTGTTTCAAAAGCTGCTGAAGAAGTATGGTTCGCTAACGCTACGAAAGCATTACCACCATATCTTACAACATCATCAGCGATATAGGAAGTTGAACCTGCCCATGCGCCTTTCCATACAAATTTAATTCTCCCTAATACGAAATCTGCCATTTGTTATCCTTGTTGTACAATCTAAGTTGTATAGTTCCTTGTGTTACCTGCTGCTCCTGTATTATATGTAAAGTCTTCAAAATATCTAGCTACTAGAAATCCGTCAGCATTCATATAATAAGTTAATTTGTTATTGTCAAAACGAACACCATCATAAGCTCTTGAGCCTGGTGTTCTACCATCAGCCAATTCTGTTCCTTGTGTTGATATTAATGTTCTGTTGTATGCGTTTGCTGTACCAGAATTTGCGTCATCAACACCATTGTACGGAGTACCATAATCTGCTAAATTAACTGACACATTAGGATCCGACATAAAAGCCTTTGTATATACGAGTATGCCTTCATCTACTTGACCATCACCTGTAAATGTTCGTCTTTCAACTTTCAGACCGTGAAAGGCAGATTGGGCACTACTAAAGATACCTGATTCTTCCTTTTTCTGAACTACATATGCCATAGACTTACTCCTTAAATACTATTTATAATACTTTTATTATGTAACTTCTAAAATAGCTGCTGTTGCTTGAACATCAGGTAAAGACGAATCAGCATTTCTTTCAGCTACAACTCTTAAAATATCATTACTTTCTAAATTTAGTGGTTTATCAAGCACTAAAGTGTTTTCAGGTTCTACTTGTAGTGATTTACCCACATAATAAAATGTAGTACCACCGTCTGTAGTAATTTGAACATCCACATTTGCGTAGTTTGTAGGATGTTTGTTAGAAATATATAGAGCATGAATAACGGCCGTACCAGCTCCTGGTGCTGTATATAAATTTGCACTAGCGTTATTATCTGTTACTACTGTCATTCCTGCGTTTTTAAATGCACTTGCCATTGTTAACTTCCAAATACGATAGCATAAGCAAGAGCGTCACCTTCACCAACCAAAGCATCGCCGCCTACTATACCACCTACTGTTAAATTTCCTGTTGTAATTACCGTACCACTAATATCGGGAAAAGATATTGTTCTATTAGCGGTAGGATCCGTTGTATTAATAGTTGTTTCATAAGAAGTACCTTCAATAACAATATTTCTACCTGTTTCAATAACTGGTACTGTACCTGTTCTGTCAGGCAATGTAACTGTTCTATCAACAGTAGGTTCTTCTACTGTTAAAGTAGTTTCAAATGCGTTTGCTAAAAAACCTTCAAATACTAAATTTGCACCGTCTAAAAGAATATCTTGGTTTGAACTTGAACCATTTGCTACAACATCTTGTAAAGATATTGAACCTGCACCACCCAATTCTTTAACAGTACCACCTGATGTTTTAGTATAAAACTTTCCATCAGTAACATTCATTGCCAATTCACCAACAGCTAATGAACCAGCTGATGGTATTGCTAATGCTGTTTCACTTCTTTTTGGTTTAATTACTGTAGGCATTACTTACAATGTTTCTTAATTTGTTTAATGAGTTTATCTTTTGTTAATCTTTTATCTAACTCAATACCAACTTTTCTGCCAAGTTTTTCTAACTCAACTTTTGTTTTCTTTTCTAAATTAGATAAATCAACTTCAGGTTTTTTAATACCTGGAGCTCCTGATATAAAGAATTGTTTAATTTTTTGCCACACTAGAATGAACCTCCGTCAACTAAACTGATTGCAACATCACCTGATGTTACTGTAAAATTATCTGAAGTAAATGAAGCAACACCTATGTTTGATGTACTTGCTAATTCACCTGTAATTGTTAGTGTGTTTCCTAAGGCAGTTGTGTTAATACCTTCGCCTGCTAAAAATTCTAAAGTACCGCCTAATGCAACATTTCCTACTGTTGAACCTTCATCTGAGAAATATAAAGGGTCAGCAAGTTTAGAACTTGCAATTGAACCTGATAACATAGCATTTGTAATACCTAATGCTTTAACTCTTAATGCGTCTGCGTTAACTTCAATTGAACTATTGTCTGTTACAACATCTAATCTATTGCCTGATTTAGATATAGCGTCACCAGCGTCAATTTGACCAGCACCTGAGAACTGTGATACAGGTAATTCTGTTGTACCTAATGTCGGTTGTCCAACATGAGTAAATACATAACCGTTTCCGCCACCTGCTGTTCCTGATTCTACGAATACAAATGAACCACCAGTAAGCTCGCTAGGTTCATCAATGTCTGTAGCTCTTGTTAATACCCAATTTGTAGAACCTGAACCTATATTTGTAACTGTATAAACACCGTTTCTTTCTCTATTGCCTACAGTTTCATCTTTGACTAAAACTCTATCTCCACTTGAAAGTGTAATACCATCAAGGACTAAAGCTGCTTGTGTGTCTGAATTTGTTAATGTTGCACCTACACCAGCAGTACCATTTGAGTATGTAGCATTTAAGTTTACAGTAGTAGCAACTAAAACTGAGTCTTTAACATCTAAACCTGTTGCAACTTCATCAACATATGCTTTTGTTGTTAATGAGTCTGAATCAAATCCTGCTCTGTCTTTATAGGCAGCTGGAACTTTAACAGTACCAGTACCGTGAGGACTTAAAGTAATATCTGTATTGCCAGTAGTTGTAGATACTGTTGAACCGTTAATTGTAATACTGTCAACAACTAAAGAAGTTAATCCTGAAATATCTGTTGTTGCAGCTGCACCTAAAGTAAGTGTTTGAGCACCTAGATAAACTTGTGGAGTTGCTAAGTTAGCATTTGTAATACCAGCAGAGCCTGATAAGTTAGAATTTGTTATGTCAGCAGCTGTAACTGTTACAGTATTGTCTGTAACTGCTGTATCAATACCTGAACCACCTGTAAATGTAAGTGTTTCAGCAGTATTGTATGTATCTGTACCTGTATCGCCTGCTAAATCAATAAACTGATTAACAGTAGAGAAACCTAAATTACCTGAACCGTCTGTTTTTAAAAATTGACCTGCTGAACCATCACCACTTGGTAATGTAAATGTTGTTGTAGTTGTAATATTGTTCGGCGCTTTTAAAGCAACAAAGTTTGTACCGTTATTTGTACCTTCGTTTAATTTTATTTGACCACCAACTGTAGCAGAATTTCCTACAATGATTTGGTCAATTGCTAAATTTGAATCTACTACTAATGCTGAATTACCTGTTAAAGTACCAGCAGCATGGTCAAGCATTTCTGTAAAATATTGACCACCAATTACTGAAATATTATTTGCGTCACCGTTACCGTCAACACCGCCTTCACCAATGAACAATCTATCTCCAAGATTGGCCTGTGAACCTGATCCATAAGTATAAGCTAATTCACCTAGTTTCAGCGTACTCGGTGCTGTAGTACCTGAACTTCTTTTTATTTGAATTACTGTTGCCATCTAAAACTCCTAAAATGCCCCACAATTAAATGTTAATGTTCCAGTAGTTGTTACAATTTCGTTTCTTGTAACAAATTTACCATCACTTGACCTGTATTGTAATAAAGCGCCATCATTTAAAGTAGTCGTATCAACATCACCTAACAGCTTCAACTGTAGAGAACTATTTTGTGCTGCCTGAGCAGATGGCAAGGATACTGAAACTTGTTGTGGTCCTTGTGAAGTGTTTACATTAATTTTTGCTGTAATATCAGGCATTATTTTCTCCCTCTTGTATATTTATAACAAAAAAGAGTTGACTTATGTAGTAACTTGTGGTCTGACTGTAATAATACCTTCAATAACCCTTGTAACTGCACCACTAGAGGTCTGTGTAATCTCTAAATCATACACATATCGCTCTGCATCCAAAGAGGCCGTATCTGCTGCCGTCATGGATAATGTCACAACTCCTGTAGTTGCGTCACCGGCTACAGTCGCTGTAATGGTTGTTCTTGTTCTAGTAGAGGCATATCCTTTTGCCATTTTAGCTGCGGCTGTGTAACCTGTTAAATTGAACGCATTATTATTAGCGTCTTTAACGGTTACATCCGAACTAAATGAAGCCCC